ACGGGCTAAGTCGTGTTCGTAAGATATTTCGTTGTTGCGGTAAAGTTGGGGAACCATTGTGAAACCAACGGCCAAAGTTACCCAATTCACGGTGTACAATGCGGATGTGTTTTCGTCGTCAGCGATAACGCAAGAACGGACGTTGGCCACGGTTACATCGCCATCGTAATTGATAACGGGGATTTGTACGGTGTTTCCGATACTCTCAAATGCGCGGTCGCGCAAATTGGGATTGATGATTGAGTTACCGGCGTTGGTTTGCTCAATGAAGAAATCCAATGCGCCATACTCCAATGGGCGGGCCATATTACGGTCAAATTCCGGGTTTTCAACTCGCCAATTCTGTAATCTTGTTGCAATAAGTGACATAATTGTTTGTGTTTAAGTTGTTTGTTATTTGCCCGGATTGACCCTTTACCCGGTCGTTGTTTGTTCTCTTAACGAATCGGCAATGCCTTTATAACATCGCGGTTGTCTGACCACGCCTTTTGCATCGCATCTTCGAATTCTTTTGAACCATTGATTTTGCCTTGCGCCAACAATTGCTTTGCAATGATTTCGTGTGCTTCATCTTGGGTTCGTGCGCCGGAAATATCCACGGTTCCGGAACCGCCGCCGTTGCCGCCCTGTCCGCCTTGGGAACCCGCGCCCTTCTGTTGGCGGCCGGTATCCAAAACGTCCATTGCCTTTAATTCGCGTTCGACCAATTCGGCGGCCGTGTAATAACGTAAATTGTTTTCCTTGTTACGCATCGGCGAACCGTTTTCCATAAATGCCAACATCTTACCACCGTTGCCATCATCAATGTATTCGGGGTTCATCGCCTTTACCTTTTCAATGGCTTGGTTCATAAGAACAGACGTTACGGATGCGGGCAAATCGGCCTTAAACTTAATATTGGCGGTTGCCTTGGCAAATTCGCCGTCAAGTTTCAAACCGAATATTTGTTTTTGGTGTTCGCTTTCGGAATTGTCGTACTTGGCTTTCAAGTCGGTAAATTCCTTGGTTACGTTGGCCAAATCCGCCTTTGTCTGTTCCAATTGGCGTTTGGTTTCTGCATCCGCGCCACCCTTGGCGATTACTGATTCCAAACGTGTCTTTTCCTTTGTCAATTCGGAAACTTGGTTTTGCAGTTCGGCGGCGTTGCCCGCTTGCGTTTTGATTTCGCCAATAACCCTTTTGGCGTAATCGAAAGTCTTTTCGGTTCCGTTCTTGCTGATTCCGGATGCGGCCAAAATGTCTGCATCCAAACCACCGTAAATTTCCCCGGTTTTCTTTGCGATTACCGTATTTTCGTCATTGGTTGACATTTCGACAATCGCGTTAATCTGTTCGTCTGAAAGTCCCGCGGTTGCGGCGTTGGCTTTCAATAAATCGGTTGTTAGTGCCATAATTCTTTCCCTTTGAATGTTTGGTTAATGTCTTTTCGTCATTATCGCCCAATCAGTTTTTTACGCTGATATTGTTTCTTCCACGGTCACGGTCTGCAATGATGCGCCACCGAATACGAATGTGTATGTGCGGGTTGTGCTGACATCTGCAAACGATGCGGAAATACATTTTGAAACACCGGCGGCCGAACGTTGTACAACGTCAAGAATGGTTCCGCCTTTGAAGCATTCAACCAACTTTTTCTTTTGGTCGTCTGTGAACGTACCCAATGTGGTTACGTCAATAAAAAGGTTGTCCTGTTGCGCGATTTGTGACATAATTGTAATGTTTTAATTGTTGTTACTCTTTTGCGGGTCTGCCCGGTTTCTTGGGTTCCTTTGCGTAATCGGGATTTTCTTTTGAATAATCCGGTGCATCGGTCAAATTGCCGTTATCCTTTTGCAATCCTGCCATTTGCTTTGCAACGGCGGCGGCAACGGCCGCATCAAAACGTTCCTGTTCGGCCTTGGCCTTGGCTTCTGCCTGTTCCTTTGCAAGTTTGGCGGCGTTCGCCTGTTGTTCCTTTATCCATTGGTTCGGGTCGTGCAAAATGGTTATGGTGTAACCTTGCTTTTTCAGAATCGGCAACACCAACGATTCGAACGTTTTTTTACCGAACTTTTGAACGCGGGGTTTGGAAAGTTTCTTGCCGGTGTTTTGGTCGTATTTCACAACCTCAATCACGCAATGATAACTTTTTTCTTCGCCCTTTGGAACAATGTAATTTTCCGGGGTCAATTTCTCAATTGACAAATCCCTACCATCTTTTGTTATCATACCTGTTTCGATATTATTGTGTTAAACATTGGCGGGTTCCGGTTTCTGTTTGTCCGCATACTTGCGGAATTCCGCCGTTATCTTCTCAATCTTTGTTTGGTACGGTATTTCAACGCCGAAATCCAAAATATTCGTGTTTTCGCGTTCGAACCGACGCACAAAATTAGGAAAGTTTAATTTAATGCGCAAATCCTGTTCGGAAACAAGATTTTTGGCGTATAGGTCCGTAACCTCGGTGCGTGATAAATGCCGGTATGGTTCAAGTTCCGCCAATATCAGCATACGTCGCATTTGCATTGGGTCGTTCCTGTATTCCGTTTCCAATATTTGGTTTTGCATCATATCCAATTCGGATTCAGACGCGCCGGATTCCTTGGCGGCCTTGTAACGCTTGCGCAATTCATCCGGGGAATACAAGAAAAAGTCCGTGCCGTAATTGATGGTTGCCGATATGAAATAACGGCCGTAACGCAAACGGCAAACGGTTTCGTCAACCCATTTTTGGGCGGCTTCAAATCCCTTTTTAACGCGGGTAAGAACGGTTGTTACGTTTTCGAAATTGGCTTGCACCTGTTGTTCGTTGAACGCATCGCGGTTCGTTATGATTTCTTCTTGACCGACAACGGCCGTTATGATTTCTTCGCGTAACCTCTTTTGTTCATCAACATTGTATTGCAACGAATCGCGGTCCACTTTGAGCAATTGAACCGGGTTCCGCAAATCGGGTTGGTTTTCCTGTTCGTTCGGTACGGGTATTTCAACGAATGAACCCGGGCCGATAATACGTTTGTTTCCGCATTTGGGGCAACGCATCAGCAAACCGGCCATATCGAATTTGTATCGGCCTTGTTTGTCGCGCAAAAAACCACCGTCGCAATAATCGCCGTTTTCGGCATTACTGAAATCGCAACTTTGTTCGTATCCGGATAAAATGGGATATGCACCCATCAAATCCAACGTGCGTTTACTGATATGGTAAAATTCGAACCAATCCAAAGATTCAAGTTCGGCCGATAACGGGGACGCCTTTACATCCGGTTCGTCCAATGATATGGGTTCGTTCCAAAAGAAACGCGCCGGGCAATAACCCAAATCGTGCGGTGCTTCTATCTTGGGGAATCCATCAATGGTTCCGGTGTGTTTCGAATCATCCCAAACCCTGTATGTTTCATCGTCCAATACAACGATTTCGTCACGGCGGCGGAATATGATATAATCCATTTGGCCCGTTGTGGGGTCCGCCTTGTATGTAATTACGTCGTCTATCGGCAACCAATAGAAATACGGTTCGGGCAATTCGGTTTTCTGTTCCCTCGGTACGTCAACGATTAAAACGGAATTGATTTCCGATTTGAAGAATTCCCAACCCTTGGTTTGCCAAACGTTGGGTTCATCCAATTTGGTTAATCTGTATTGTTCCCAATCGTCGCGTTGGGCCGAATTGATGAATTGGTAGTTAAACGCCGGGTTGCGGCCGTCAAAAATACGGCTCAATTTGTCAAAACATATTTCCGTTATCTCGTTGGTTTTAACGGGAAAACGGAAAAGTGTTTTGAACAATACGAATTTATCGTGGGGCAAGATATTTTCAACCATTGCCAAAAATTGGGTCAATGGCAAAGAAATATACGGGGCATTGAAAGACGTAACGCGCTTGACCGTGTGAAATTTGATGCGCATTTGATGCATCCTTGCACGGCTCAAAACGGCGGAACGTTTATTTTCCGCTATTATCTTTTTTATCTGTCCTACATCGTAACCCATTGTTTACAAACTCAAATTTTGAATCCTTTGGTAATTTCCATCCGCCATTACGCGGCATTCTCAATATCCTTTCCGCGTGGGAAAATTCGAATGATTCTGTAACGCCGTTTGCAACCAACGTTACATTGGTTGTTTTTGCGTTCATAATCAAGCGGGGATAAGGTCGGTAAGCGGGTTAAAGTCTGTGGGTTTGATGATTTCCAAATCGTCCGAATAGTTATCGGGATACATCCAAGAAATGGCGTTGGAATCCTTTGCGTCAAAGTTTCCGTGAATCTTGGAACCGATGAACAACGAACGTATGGGAATGGGGTAATATGTGTTGGGTTCGGTTTGGTCCTGTATGGCTTCAATGTTGCCGTTTTCGTCAAACAGGTAAACGCCCAAGTTACCGGCATTGGCTTCGCATTCCAATTCTTTCATAACCTTTATGACAGATTGGGGAATGGCACGCAATACGCCGTCGAATTGAACGGGGTTGCCGCCCAATACCTCGGCGATACCGCCCAAATCATCGTTGCCACCACTTGAACGGCGTGCGTCGCCGCCACTATCGGCCGGGGCGTTGATGTAAGGAGAAATAACGATTTTTGAACCGTTGGTTGCGGCCATCTTTGCGGTCCAACTTGCCAACAAATTGATTGTCGGGGTTGTGGGGGTTCCGCTTGCGGCGGCAAATGAATTACGGGTTCCGTCGGCTTGACGCAATCTTTGGAACGCTACTTTTTGAATTTGGCCGAAATTTTCCGGGCATTGCACGTTGGGAATTGTGCTTATTGCGGATGCGGCCGGGCATTGGCAAACTAATGACATAATCTTTAAGTTTTAGTTAAACAATTGGTTTATTCCGGCTGACCCTTTGCCGTTATACGCCACAAATGTAGTTATTTTTTAGAAATTTCGCACACAATCAATTATTTTTCGTTTTGTGTGTAATTTATCATCCGGCAAATGATATGCGATTGTGGGGCAAATCTGTGGGTTTAATGAACGCGCACGCCCCGGGACATCGCATTATATGGTTTGGTGTTGCCGTCTGCAATTTCCTTTTCGTATATACCGGTCAAACCGTCCGCGTCGTCGTCGTGGTCGTTGGCGTCGAACTTGCGTAAAAAATTTGTAATATGTTTGTAAAATGTTGGGTATCGCGTTTCGTATCCAAACGGCATTATGATATGTTGATTGACAAACGGCGCGTTTGTAACGATGCGCGATTCCTTGTTTTGGCCTTGGTAAAACGGGACCGTCAGCGCACGCACCTTTTTTTTAACCGTCTTTTCAAATTGGGAACCGCCGTTGTTTGATTCTATCCACGCTTTTTGCGTTCCGTTGTTGTTAATCATCCGGGGAACGGTCACGGTCGTTACGTCTGTGGGTTCGTCCGTGTACTCAATATCAGTAATCAGCGCAAACAATAACGGTTCCATCCTGTGGGTATGCTCGTTGTAAAACTGATTGTCAGATTTATATATGTCGTATGTGGCGGCAAACAAATTGTCGTCGCCCTCGTCGGCCACGTCAACGTAACAACCCGAACGGATATACGTTCCCCATTCGGATTTTTCGACGTATGTTTTGAATGGTTGATAAAGAAACGCCGTTGCATCGCCCGGGTTGCCTTGGTACAGGCATTGGAAACCCAACGGGTCAAGTGCCTTTTGTTGCAACAGACGTTCCAACGAATGACGTTCGGGCCACAATGCCGTTCCCGGTTCCCTGTTGTCAATTTCCGTGGCGTTCCCTGTCTTAATGGCTTCAAAGTTTACCAATACCCATGCACCGTTTGGGATGTTGTCAAAATCGGACCACTTTTCGGCAAATATGACATTTTCCGTTTCAATGATTTTGCCAATTATATCATCCGGGTGCCATCGGGTAAACACAATCAGTTGTTGCGAATCGTTGTGCAAACGTGTACGCGCAACTTTTGTGTACCAATCCCATGCCGTTTGCCGTATCTGTGGCGAATTGGCTTCGCTTGCATCTTTATATAGGTCGTCAAATATCATCACATCAACGGTCTTTGATGTCAAAGAACCGCCACGGCCCACAACGCGCAATGAACCCGTGTGGTTTACTATTTCAAAGACATCGGAATTGCGTAAATAGTTGTTGGCGATTGTTACAACGTTTGAACCGTTCAATTGCGTTTCCGGGAATACCGATTGATATGCGGGCGTGTCAATGATTCTTTGCACATCCCGGTTGAAATCCTTTGCAATGGTGGCCGCGTATGAACAGATTGCAATTTTGGTGTCGGGATTCAGTCCCAAACGGAACGCGGGTAACATTCGGGAACTTAATTCGGACTTGCCGTGCTGCGGGCTTGCCTGTACAATTAGGTTTTTTATTTGCCCTGTTGCGAACATCTGTAATATGCGCATATAGGATTGATGGAACGGCGTTGTTTGGTATGATGGTTTCATATAGGTAACGAACCAATCAAACCGCCGTTTTGCCCCCTCTTGCAAAAACAATTCGGGATGCGTTTGTAATATCCGGGCAATTTCCAATTCTGCAACGTCCATTTTTCTACCAATAGTTACAAACCCAAAAGTGTTTTATCGGGTTTTTGCGATACCAACCCGCCAAAAATTCTACCAATAGTTACAATTTAAAGTTTTCGCACGCCTGTTCGGATTTCAGCCGGGAACGGCTTGAATGCGGACAACGTACACAAATGTAATGGCCATCCAACGCCCGGTTCCAATGTTCCTGTACTTCGTGGGCCAAAGAACATTCCCCGCAAACGTGCGGTTTGACGGTTTTTGCGGGTTTCTGTGCCATTTACTTTCCGTTTATCGCGTCAATCACTTTCCCCAATAATTCATCCGAAACGTTTTCCAATGACAACGTTTGTTTGGTTTCCGTTTCAATCTTTCCGGTTACTTCCTGTTCAACCCTGTTTTTCCAATGTTCCGGGTCGCGGTTGCACAATGCGAATATCAATGCCGTTGGATTCGGTGCGGCTTTTTTATGGACAACCTTTTTTTTGGTTATCATTGATTTGCCATCTTTACCCGGTATCGTTTCGGTTGTTGTTTCGTCCCATTCATACCCGCGTATCAATTCCATCAAAGAACGTTTTGATTCCACAACCAATTGCGAATCATACCATTGTTGGTATTCCTGTTCGGCCTTTTTTATGGATTCAATAAATTCAACATCATTTTTCAAGTGATTGTAAAACGCGGTGTATGATACACGGGCGGCGGTGTATGCTTGTTTGTGGCTTTTTCCGGCCGCAATCGCCTTGCACATTATTTCAACTTTGGCGGCGGTCCATTGTGGTTTCCGCCCCTTTCCCTTTGATTCGGATTCCATAATTAAGATATTTTGTTTTGGCAAAGATATGTTTTATTTTCCATTTTGACAAACCACCCCTCTTTATATCCCTGTATAACCTATGGGCCATACAAAAATATAAACGGCTAAAACCTTAATGGGGTTTCAGTCGTTCTCACATTAATATTTGGTATGGAGTTTCTCAAAACGGCGGTGGGTTTTGTTCCATATCCCCGGCCCTGTTTCCGGTTGCCCGCATCCGCGCAAAAATAGGTCATACAGGTCGCGGGTTGTGAGTAGCACATTGCCCGCACTCTTTTTTAACTCCTTGCGCCCTCCTTGAATTCGCCAATATTCAATTTTCGGATTTTGGGCAATATTTTGAGTTTTGGTTTGCGGGTCAAAAGTTCAAAACACCCGCATTAATGTGAGAACCTTTATGTCTGTATCGCCGTTGCAAATATACATTGTTTTTGATTATTCAAACATATACGGATAAAAAAAATTGCGCCCTATTTTTCAACAGGACGCAATCGGCGAATAGACGTTCTCACATCAATGGTTATTGGCGATAACCGATGCAAAAATAATGCTTTTTTGTTATTGAACAATTATTTTCGTTCAATCAATCTTCAACCATCATCATACAGGCCGGGGAATCCGGGTTGATGGGTTTACCTGTAAACGCGCATATCGCGTTACCTTGCGGGTTTAGGCAATGCCAACATTGGCGGCATTTCTTTCCCTCAACTTTTGGTGCTTCATTTGGGTTCGTACTCATTTTGGAATTCCGCTTTTGATACAACCTTGAATAACCCATCTTTCACGAATACGATGTAATCGGATTCGGCCGCGTGCGCCCAAACGGAACCGCTTGCGTTCAAGAAATGGAACGTGCCTGTTTTCCCCGCTTCTTTTTCGAATTCCCCGTTTCCGATGAATTCCAAAAGTTTATCCACGTTGTCGGGGCATACCTGTACGGCCTTTATTTCTTCCAATTTATGGCAATACGTTTGCCCGCTTTCCGGATTCTCTTTGCCCGGATTTTCGCGGTATCGAAAACCGATGGTGTTATCTTCTTTGAATTTGATGCGTGCAATTAGCGTTTCGCGTTCTGCATCATCCTTTATTTCAATCAGACGTTTTCCCACACGGCCCGCAATGGCATTGTAAATGGCATTAATATAATCCGGGTCGTGGTGTTTGGCGTAATCCGCTTCGATAAAGAAATGGTCGCCGCCGTTCTTTGGCTTGCACGGGCGTTCGGTCATTGATTCAACCATTGCGCACAATTCGGAATCCCACGATGTCAACTTTTCTTTCCAATATTCCATATTACTTTTCTTGTTTTCAATTAACCATTTTGCAATATGCGTCAGACTATCGGCAATATCCATAAGAATTAACAAACCGATAATGACCGAAATTATTATTAACGCTTTCATACACACAAATATTTACGGATGTAATTAATGATTCCGGCCCAATTGCCTTGTTGCCAATATTCTTCGATTTGTGCGCATTCCAAATTGGATAAACACATTTTGCCGTTTATCCTTTTTTCGTCCAAATAATGCATCAAATTTATTGCATTGCAACCATTTTGCAATTGGTTTATAACATCATTGAAATCGGATTCATAAACATAACCCAATAAACCGGGTAATTTATCTTGGTTTATCCCAATTTGTATTTGGGTTCGTCTGTGGGCCATAAATTCTTCCAATTCTCCTTGCCACACAAATATTTTTTTGGGGATTGTTTTGCCATTCTCCATTGTTATTCCTTTAATCGTTTTTGTATGATGTCCCAACCCTCTTTGCCGATGGCCATATTACGCGGGTATTCAGTTATGTCGCCTTTGGGAACCACGACGGCATAAAATCCCAATTGTCCGTTTACGGGCATTTCGACCACACGGCGCGGGTTACGCATCATCCATCCGAAACCCGTTTTGGGTCTTTCGCTTTCGGGAATACAGGTGTTTTCCCAATCCTGTTGCGTGAAATCTTCAATGCGTTTCACGTCGTACAACTCAACCAATCCGCACGTCACGCCGGACAGACGGCCCGGCATTTGCGGGTTCTTTGATGAACAAACCAACACGTCGCCCCGGTAATTGGTGTTTTTGGTTCGAACCTCAATACTTTTTTCGGCGTGGTATTCGCCTTGGTCGTCCCGGTACACAACGTTCGTCAACAAATCGGCGTATGGTTGTTTTACGCTTAATCCCCGGTATTGGTCGTGCAATTCGGGGTTATAATCTTTTTTGTCTAACTGCATAATTGTTCAAATCGGTTAATGATTTCAATTTCCCAAGTCCAACCCAACTTGTTCTTTATGTTCTTTATCTTGTTTCTTCCATACAATAATGTTGCGTGGTCAATTCCCAACGCCTTTGAAACCTTGGTTGACGGGTAGCCAGATTCCATCAGTTTCGCACCGATGGCCCAACGGCAAACCGGTAATGGATATGTGCGTTTTCCGCTTAATATATCATCCCGTGTTTGTTCGCTTGCCGTGACCATCCGGTTTATTAGTGTATCGAATAATTCGTTAAAGTCCATAATTAAAATGGCGCGTCGCCTGTTTCGGGTTGCGGGGCCGGGGCCTGTTCGGGTTTCTTACCGCCCAACAATTCCATTTCATCAATGATGATTTCGGTAATGTATCGTTTTTGCCCGGCGTTATCTTCATAATCGCGGATGCGGATTTTACCGACAATCAACAACGGGGTTCCCTTTTTCACATATTGTTCGCAAACACCGGCCAACCCGGGTTGTTTAGCAACGCAATTGTGCCAATCTGTGACATCGGGGATTTGGCGGCCGTCTTTGGTTGTGTATCCGCGTTCGGTCGTGGCCAATGTGAATTGTGCAACTTTACCACCGTTTTCGAAATTCGTTATTGTCGGGTCGGCCCCGACGTTGCCTTTTAGAATTACTTTGTTCATATCGAAATAAACTTTTAGGTTAATTAATCGTCAAATTTCGCGCCTTGCAACAGATATTCGCGTTTCAAATCGGACCAACCGGCCGCATCGTTCAATTGTTTGCGGTCCCCGTCGTTCACGAATTCAACCCACGTTCCGCCGACCGTTGACGCACGCAACAGACGTACCAAATGTTTCTCAAAGAACCGACGATATTTGAAATACTGACAATCCGGGTTCAGTTCCAACACCCTTTTGGTATCCTTGGGGTGTGCCACCTTTGGGGCCTTTGTCAGTTTCTTAAAGTTCGCGTTGGCGAAATCCTTACGGATAGAACGCCGTACCGCTTCCGTGTAATCTTTCATTCCGGATTTTCTGTTTTATCAACAGATAACAAAACGGGTTGTAACGCCTGTTTGAAAGTAAGCATTGATAACCATATAACACCGGTTTCGTTTATCTTTTTCAAATCTTCCGGCGAAAGTTTCCAACACGTCAATACCTCGCCATTTGGTCCAACTTGCGCGGGCAATGGCATATATTCGGGTTGGTTTGCACCATATATGCAATTCGCCCCATCAAACTTTATCGGTTCCATATTCTTTTTTTAATTGTTCGTTTGTGTATTCTGTTATACCGAATATCCGCATATTCTGACGCGTCGGCCGGTGTTCATACCGGTTGTGGCATTCGAAACACAACACCGTTATATTGCGCGGGTCAAATGCCATATTTGGATATGCGCCACGGCTCAAATTATGGGATATATAAACGGCCGAATATTCCTTTAACGGCTTCATACATTCGGAACAGACGTGCGGCGAATGTTGCCAACACCAACGGTAAAATCTTTCGTTTTCTTCCGGGGTGTGTCCGGTCCCGAACAATTCCCGTTGTATTGATACCCGCAAGCGGTGTTCCATAACAAAACGCCGGTCGTTCAACGGTTCGAATCCTTGCGTTCTGCAATAGTCGTAATCCGCCCGGGTATCAATAGCAATCGGTTCCATTTATTCGTCGCCGTTATCGGGTTGCGCGTCTGATTGGTCGCCAAACAAAGACAATTGCGCCTGTTTGCCGTTGAATATGAATTGGTAAACCTCGGATTGGATTGCCTTTGCAATGGTTTCCAATTCTTCTTCAAATCCGAATGAAACGTTGGCCAACTTTATGCACGGGGTGTTGATACAGGTTTTAAGGCCGTTCGGGGTTTCGAATACGGATGTAATGACCACGCCGATTTTGTCCCCGGTTCCGGCCCAAGTCACGCCGCGCACGCTTATTTTCGAAATCATTTCATCAGCAAATGAACGGGCCTTGGCCAACTTTGAATCCGCCATTTTGAAATCGTCCGATTCCAACAATGACAGAAACGATGTAATGTTGAATACACGGGCAACCACTTGGCGCAAGTCCTTGAACAAACCTTGCAAATCGGGGTGTACGTCGCGGTTGATTGTCGCTTGGTAATCTGTAATGGTCAGTTCGCCGCCGATTTCTTCCGTTACTTGGTATGTGGCTTGCAAACCACCATCGGGCAACAACTTTACCTTTGACAAATTGAACTTTTCTTCGCTTGGCTTTTTGATTGTTTCTTCCATAATTAATTTGATTTTTTGTTTTCCAGTTCCGCTGGTATCGGGGTCAATACGCCAACGGCGATTTCGACCAACTTGTTAATATCTTCGACGATGGCCAATTCAGCCGGGTTCGCCTTTTCCTTTTGTTTGTGTGCCAACCAATTCTTTGTGTACTCCAAATAAAACGTTGGGGTGTTGTGGAATGTGATTGTTTCTTGTTTCTTTTGTGCCATATCGTTATGAATTAAAGGTTACGTCAACCAATAGCGGTTCGGACGACCACGTTGTTTCCGGGAACCATTCTTTGGGTAATTGGTAAAACTTATCGAACGGGTCATTGACCATCCAATAACCCGAATTGCGGTCGCGTTTCGGCAACTTATCGTATATGTACAAATTGCCGTTTTTGTCCCTTGCGATATATCCTTGTTTGTTGTACATCGTTATTTTCTTTGAATTTTTGATTTGAGCCGTTTTCTTTCCCTTTATGGTAACTTGTACCGCCGGGGTAACAAAAATCGTTTGTGGGGCAAATATGCAAGTTTACGGGTTATATTGTTTTGGGGTCCTCAATGTAAACGGAAAGTTCTTCCGCGCCGAATTGCTTTAACCATTCCAAGAAATCCGACATTTGGTTTTTGTCGAATTCGCGTGCTTCCAATATATCGGCGCACGTTCCCAACACCCGTTCGGTCGTATCGCCCGGGTACATCGCAACCAACCATTTATCGGTATTTTTTTCGCTATTGCGCACGCCCTGTTGTTCATACAATGCGGCCGTAATGGTGGGTACGATGTAATTGTAATAATACGCGGTTTGGGCCGCCGTTGAATGTTGCGGGGCCGCTTCAAATCGTACCGTTATGCGTTCGCCCGGATGGGATGCAAACCACGCGTTCAATCGGTCCATCGGCAAACGTAATTTGCCGTCTTTTCCGATAGTTCCGGATTCGCTTATTTTGTCCGCTTTCATAATTCCGCACCATTCATTGTTACTTTCCAAACATCTTCATATTCCAATTTGGTATTGTCAAGATATATAATTTCTACACTCCCTGTCTTTTTGTCAAAATACATCGTTTTTATTTGCTCTGCATTGACAATAATAGTAAGTTCTTTTGTATGAATATGTATCATATCAATTCGCTTTTGCTTTGAGAAAAAACCCGTTTTCCATTGCCTTTTTTGGGCAAATATAACCGTTATCTTCCGGGCATTGAATATTCCCAATACCTTCTACAAATGGGCAATCGTCACATATTTCCATATTCGTTTGCGTTTATTTTAATTCGCTTTTTTCTTGGGTAACAATTCGGATTCCAATTCCGGGAATTCGTCAACGACATATTGCGCCACGGTCAATGCGTATGCCTGTCCGCATATCTGTTGAATATACAGACGTTGGGCTGCGGGCAACAAACAACGCTTGGCGAATATCTGAATGTAATAAAACGCCAAATCGTCCGTGGTCAGATTACGCAAATGGTCTATCGGATGGGCGGGTATCTTCATACCTTTTGCGCCACCGGCTTTGCGCATTGCTTCATACGATTTGCGTATGGCTTCGCGGTCCTCTTTTTGGGCCGTCCAATATGCCGCCAAATTGTCGCGGAACCGGTCGGTTTTTATAATATCTTCGACGGTCATATTTTGCAACGCCTTACATTGCTTTATCTTTTCTTGCAAATCCTGTTTCATCTTTTATGGATATAACGGGTTTGTACCTGTATTACATTGGATTTATCCTCTGAAACGGTAATTTTTCCCGTTTCTTCCATAAAACCTAAATGTTCGTGTATGAATTTAACCATACCACTACAATTTATTATCAGATTGCCCGCCTTGCCGTTGGTTGTCATTTTAACACCATCGGTTTTGCGAAACTTTAAACGCATTTCCCACGTTTCTTTATCACATTCCAACGCGCAATATTTAAAATCGCCATCAATCAATTCTTTGGATAAAGTTTTGTTGATGCGCATATAATGTTTGCCGTTTTTGCCTTGTTGGTAACGTATCGTTATTTCATCATCAGCCATTTTGGGCCGATTGACGTAATTATCAAATTGTATTTCTTCGAATGCCATAATTCCTGTATATTAAACCCCACCCCGGACAGGGACGCACAAACCGACAAATGGATTAAACAAATGCCGTGTCCGGGGCGTGGGTTATGGTTACTTTAAACCCAAAGATTCTTTTGCCACATCCATTCCGCGCAATACGCCCTTTTGGAATGCGTCGCACAACATCCGGGTTATACTC